GTGCAGGTGATCCACCCCATGCGCGTCAAGACCCCCACGGACCTTCAATCCCGGGACAACATCCACGACGGCGTGGAGATCGGCGCATCCGGCGAGCCCGTGGCTTACTGGATCAAGCGGACCGACACGGGCAAGTACACGTCGGACAGCTCCAAGAACTACCTGCGCATTCCTGCCCGCAAGGCGCACCGCTGGAACATGATCCACGGGTTCATCCAGCGCCGGGCCGACCAGGTCCGGGGCGTGCCCTTTTTTGCGCCGGCCATGAAGTTCTTCCGGGACCTGCACGACTACCTGGACGCCGAGCTGGTGGCCAACGTGGTCACCGCGGCCTACGCCCTTTTCATCGAGACCGGAGTCGCGGATCCCCAGATCCTGGCCGAGGCCATGGCATACGGCGACAACGACGGCAATGCCGAGGACCTGATCCGGTACGAGGAGATCATCCCGGGCTCGGTCATGTACGGTCTCAAGGGCCAGAAGCCTCACGCCATCACGGCCAATCGTCCCGGCACCACGTTCGAGCCGTTCGTAAAGGAGATCAAGAAGGCGTTGGCCATGGCCCTCAACATGCCTTACGCCTCTCTCTTCAAGGACGTGGAGAATGTGACCTATGCCGGGTTCCGGAGCGCCATGCTCGAGGCCTGGAGGGTGTTCATCCATCGGCGCAACTGGCTTTCCACCACCTACTGCGGCCGCACCTGGCCCATGCTCCAGGAGGAGGCCTGGCTCCGGGGCGATCTGGACGGCATGGACGATTTTTACGAGCGCATGGCCGTCTACTGTGCCTGCGAATGGTCGGGCCAGCCCAAAGGCCAGATCGAGCCGGTCAAGGAGATCCAGGCCGAGGTCCTGGCCGTGAAAAACAGGCTTAAGCCCCGTCGCAAATCCATCACCGAGCTGGGCGGCGGGGACTGGCGCACGACGCACGACCAGATCGAGGAGGAGGAGCGGGATCTCGAGGAACGCGGGCTCTCCATGGAAACGGACACCGGAGAACTGGACACAACTACAGACGAGAAGAAGGAGGACGACTGATGGCCAAATATTTGGATGAGCACATATCCCTCGCGGGCCTTTGCGTCCGGATTCACTGCGATCAGGACGAGGCCCTCAAGGCCGTGGAGGACATGATCGGAAGCGAAATCCTGATCTCCGACGAGAAAGGCGAGTCCTGGCTCACCCGGCGGGACGGGTTCAAGATCGTGGCGGCGCTCCACCTGAAGAAGGTGGCGCGGTTCACGCCCAAGCAGGTGAAAACGGCCCTGGTCGATCTGGACCTCTCCATGGACAATCAAATGCCCATCGTGAAGCTGCTGGATGACGATTTCCTGTCCATCAAGCTCCGGCTCAGGGATCTGCGGGCCCGGTACATCGACCTCCTGGAGCAATAGCCATGCGACTGATCGACGCCGTACAGAGCACGCCCTGGGCCATTGTGCCGGCCAAGCTCGATGCCATCCACGAGGTCCTTTGGGCTCGGATGCACGACATGCCTCTGCCCGAGGCCGAGCAGTACGAGGCCCGGCTCCAGCGGGACCGGGACCGGGGCACGAGCTACAGCCGGGTGGAGCACGGCGTGGCCGTGATCGAGGTGGAGGGCGTGCTGGCCAAGCGCATGAACCTCTTCATGGCCATCTCCGGGGGCACCTCCACCGAGCTGCTCCAGCGGGATCTGCGCGTGGCCCTAGCCGACGACAACATCCGGGCCATCCTCCTGGACGTGGACAGCCCGGGCGGCACCGTGGACGGCACCGAGGCCCTGGCCTCCCTGGTCTCCGCGGCCCGGGGCACCAAGCCCATTGTTGCCTTCGGGAACGGCGTCATGGCCTCGGCCGCCTACTGGATCGGCTCTGCGGCGGACGAGATCGTGGTGGAGGAGACGGCCCAGATGGGATCCATCGGCGTGTTGCTCATGCACTACGACTACAGCCGCGCGGATGAGCAGGCAGGCCTCAAGCGCACCGTGCTCCGGGCCGGCCGGTACAAGGTCCTCGGGAACGACGCCGAGCCCCTGAGCAAAGAAGCCGAGGCTTACCTCCAGGAGCATCTGGACTATCTCTACACCCTATTCGTGGATGCGGTGGCCCGGAACCGGGACGTGACTGCGGAGACCGTGCTCGAGAACATGGCCGAGGGCCGTATTTTCATCGGGCAGCAGGCCGTAGACTCCGGCCTGGCCGACCGCATGGGCAGCTTTGAAACCGCCATGGAGCTGGCGCTATCACGTGCCGCCGGGCGCAACGACATATTTATTATTGATAGGGCGGCAAAAGCCCTGGCCCAAAAGGAGGAACAAATCATGGCCACAAAAATAGACCCTTTGACAAAGGAACTTGTCGCCGAAAACCACCCAGAAATCGCGAAGGCCTTTCGCCAAGAAGGCGTGGAGAGCGTGGACGTTTCGGCGTTTGAGTCGGACGCCCGGAAGGCCGGCGCAAAGGACGAGCGCGAGCGCGTGCTCGGGTTGACCGAGGCCAAGTTCGGCGTCGAGCCGTCTGCGGCCGTTCGCAAGGCAGCTGAGGGCGGATGCAGCGTGGAGCTTTTCCAGTCTATGCTCGAGGCCCTGGGCCCGGATCCGGCCGAGGAGACACCCAAAGAGCCGGACAAAAAGGATCAGATCCTGGAGGCCCTGCACAAGGCGGGCGCCGAGAATCCCGGCGGGGGCGGTGCACCCGCAGGACCGACCGATTTCATGGAAGCGGTCCGGGCTGTCAAGGCGGAGCTCAAGTGCTCCAACTACGAGGCCGTGAAGGAGGCCCGCAGGCGGTACCCGCAGCTTCACGAGAAGCTCACCCAGCGGAAGGCGGAGAACGACTAGGCCGGGGCGCGAAACCCCGAGAATAGCCCTTAAACGGATCCTGCGCGGACATCGAGGAGGAACAAGTCATGACTGAGCACAAAGGCCCTTTCACCAAAGAAGCAGGCGCGGACGTTCACGCGCACCGGCTCGTGAAGCTCTCCAGCGGCAAGGTGGTCCACTGCACAGCCGCCGAGACGGACGATCCCATCGGCACGTCGCTTCTGCATGCCTCGACCGGTGAAGACACGTCCATCGATCCCATCAACCGGGGCGGCACCATGGAGATGGTGGCCTCCGAGGCGATCTCCGAGGACGCCGAGGTGTACCAGGCGGCTGACGGCAAAATTCAGCCTGCTCCCAGCGCACCGGGCTCCTATCGGCGCGTCGGCATTGCCCTGGAGGCCGCCACTGCGGATGAAGATGTCATCGAGGTCCTGCCCATCCCGAGCACGGACGCCGGCGTGCTGACCGTAACGTAGCGGCACGGGCGCCGCAGCGGCTTCCATACGAAAGCGCACTATTCGACAGAGGAGGAACGATCATGGCACAGCCCACCAGAGATACTGCGATTCAGAGGCCGGATCTCGGCGCACTGGTTTTCGAGCACATGCAGACGTCCGGCAACCTCGGGTTCATCGGACTTCAGGTCATGCCGCTTTTCCCGGTTCCGGAGCAATCCGCCGGGTTCCCGGTCATTCCCAAGGAAGCCTTGCTCAAGATTCCCGAGACCAAACGGGCCATGCGGGGAGCATACGGGCGGAGCGACTGGGAGTTCGAGGACGGTCACTACGCCACCCGGGAGCACGGCTGGGAGGAGCCCATCGACGATCGGGAGCGCAAGCTCTATCAGGACAAGTTCGACCATGACGTGGTGTGCACCATGCGGGCCGTGGACATCATCCTGCGTTCACAGGAGAAGCGCGTCGCCAGTAAGGTGTTCAACGCCACAAACTTCACCGCACATCCGGTCGCGAACGAGTGGGACGATGCGGCCACCGCAACACCCATCAGCGACGTGAACGCCGGCAAGAACGCCATCCGCGAGGCCTCCGGCATGTTGGCGAATGCCCTGCTCATCGCCTACTCCACCATGATGAATCTCAGGGAATGCAAGCAGATCGTGGATCGGCTCAAGTATACGTTCCCCGGCATGGACATCAACGCCATGGGCACTGCCGAGCTGGCCCGGATCTTCGATGTGGAGCGGGTCCTGGTGGGCGGCGCGGTCTATGACAGCGCCAAGAAGGGACAGGATGCCTCCATCTCGGACCTCTGGGACAACGAGTACGCCATGCTCACCCGCGTGAGCGAGGCGAACAATGTCCTGGAGCCCTGCCTCGGCCGGACGTTCCTCTGGACCGAGGACAGCGATAGCAACAGCGTGGTGGAGGAGTACCGCGAGGAGCAGACCCGGGGGGACGTGATCCGCGTACGGCACGATGTGGACGAGGCCTTTATCGAGAGCTTCGATGAGGACAGGAACCCCAAGAGCAACATCTCGGCCGCCGTATCGTACCTCTTCAGCAACATCACCACGTAAGCCGGGGCCCCGCGGCTTCCGGGCTTTTGCATAGGTCCGGGGGCCGGCCCCTCTTGACCCCGAAGGGACCATGACCGACATCGACACCGTTTTCGATCACGCCGGCGAGGATCTCCTTTCCACCATGGGTGGAATAGAGGGGACCTACACCCCCTCAGGCGAGGATCCATTGCCTGTGAGCGCTTTTGTGGACAAGGGCGTGCAGGCGCAGCCGGGGCCTTATGATGCTCAGGCCTGGCAGCAGGGAATCACCATCGAGGCCATGCTGAAGGATCTGGGCCGGGAGCCGGACAGGGACGATACGTTCACGCTGGGCGGGACGACATACACGGTCCTGGCGGTGATCGAGAACGACGGGCGATACGTCCGCGTGAGCGTGAGGCAAGAGGTATGAAGCTATTCACCTCTGGAAAATTCGTGGGCGCCAAGACGGATTTCGAGATCCATCTCAACAGAGGATCCTATTTGGAGGCCCAGCGGATGCTCAAAGGGGTTCGGGACGGAGCCGAGCGGGTGCTCATGCGGACCATCAACAGAACCCTCACGGGCCTGCGAACGGACATTGTTCGGGAGCTCCGCAAGGACGTGAACATCACGGCCACGGCCATCCGGGATACGATCACCATTGATAAGGCGAGAATTTCCAAGCTCTCCGGCCGCGTGACCTCAAAGCAACTGTACGGGACCTCGCTCGCGAAGTTTAACGCACGTCAGACCACCAAGGGCGTCACCGTGAACGTGCTGCGCCGCAAAGGCCGAAGCCTGATCAAGCATGCCTTTCTCTTGAAAGCTCCTCATGGAAACACCGTTTTCTGGCGAACGAAAAAAGAGTTCGTGGGTACGAGCAAGCGAAAATGGAGTCGCTACAAATGGATTTCAACCGGCAGGAGCGGCGGCGAATCCCAAGTGATTCCCTACTATGGGGCACTCCCGGACAGGTACCGCTTTCCGATCGAAAAGCTATGGGGTCCTGCGGTGCCGGATTTGATCAAGCATCGAGCAACCTATGACGCCCTGGATCGCATGGCAGGCAAACGTGTGGATAAATACTTCACCCATGAGCTGAATTTCCTTTTGGGCCGACTATGAGCGACACCATTCGAGAGCGAATCATCGCCGCCCTGATCCCTCGCCTGGGTGAGATCACGCCGGCCCGGGCCTACCACCAGGCGCTGGGCTCCCACGTGATCCGGGCCCGGGTGGACGTGGACCCGGAGGAGTGCCCCTGTGTGGTCCTGCTTCCCCGGCCCGAGGAGGTCACGCGGCAGTACGGAGCGGACGTGCACGTCATGGAGGTGGACATCGAGGCCGTGGCGGTTTTCGGGGCGGACAACCCCTCCGAAGTGGCCGAGCAGATGCTGGGCGACGTGGTGGAGTGCGTGACTGCCCGCAAGTGGACAATTGGCTATGCCTCCGGCGGTCCAGCGGAGATCAAGGCAGGCGACAAGCTGACAGGAGCGACCCCTGAAACAGCCGCCGTGGTGGATGCCGTGGAACTGAACTCGGGCGCATGGGCAGGGGGCGACGCGGCGGGCACCCTGACCCTCCGCCGGCTCTCAGGCAGATTTCAGCTCGGCGAGCACCTGAACCAGGAAGGTGGCCAGGCCGACATCGCCACGGCCAGTTCCAAGCTTTCCAAAGTGTCCCCGGAGGCCGGGGCCTGTGCGGGCCTGGCCGACGACATCCGCTACACCCGGGGCGGGCCCGAGGGATACCCCAGGAGCGAGGAGACCACCGTAGGCGTCAAGGCCACGTTCGAGATCACGTACCGCACTGTGCCGGGAAACCCTTACGCGCAGCCGTCCTAGGAGAAGCCATGCAGGATGCACAGATCCCTATCCCTGCCAAGCCCCCTACCCCGCAAGCGGAGGCCGGGACCTCACCCACCCCGGCCTCCGTTCCCACCCTGTCGGTGGTGATGATCGTGCGGGATGAGGAGGAGAACCTCCCAAGGTGCCTGGAAAGCCTGAAAAGCCTGGGCTGGGACCAGCTCGTGGTGGTGGATACCGGCTCGCACGATCGCACCATGGAGATCGCAGCGGAGCATGGCGCGGAGATCCACGAGCACGAAGTGGTCCCTTGGTCCTTTTCCGCTGCGAGAAACCTAGCGCTACAGTACGCGACCGGCGACTGGATCCTTTCCATTGACGCGGACGAGACCCTGGAGGATGCCCACCTCATCAAGGGAATGCTGGCCCGGCTGCCGGAAAATATCGGTGCGGCCTGCATCACCATGCTGGACATGCAGGAGGGCGAGGTGGCCCTCACCCAGAACGTGAAGAGGTTTTTCCGGAGGGACAGGAACCCGGTCTGGGACAGCGCCTATCACAACCTGCTCTCGCACAAAGGAGAGCAGGCGCTCCTCCTGGACGGCCGCATCCGCCATTACGGCTACGACCTCCCTCCGGAGAAGATGGAGGCCAAGCTGGCCCGCACCGAGGAGATCATCCTGCGCGAGCTTCAAAAGGGCCCCGGAAACTACCGCGGATACTTCTTCCTGGCCCACATTGAAAACCGCCGCGGGAATCACCAGGGCGCCCTCAGCCACGGCAGCAAGTACGTGAAGCATGCCAGAAAACGCCCCCTTTTCAACCCGGCCATCTATCACGTGCTCTTCGCCTCCTCCCTGGCCCTGGGCGAGCAGGCAGAAGCCGATCGCTGGCTGACCCTGGCAAGGGAGGACATCCCGTACGACCTGGACATCACCTACGACATGGTGGTTTACGGCGAGTGGGTCGTGCGGCCGGACTTGGTGATCGACGGCGCCCGCAGGTTCCTGACCCTCTGGGATGCCTTTGAAGAGAACCGGGCCCAGCTGGCCAGCCGATTCGTGTACCACCACAATCCACGCTCCCTGATCTTTGTGCTGCGAAAGGCGGCCGTAACGCTCGCCGGAGAGGCTTCCGGCGCGATGGACCGATTCAAGCAGGCGCTCGAGCAGCTCTCCGATGAGGATGCGGCAGCCGAGCGGGAGTACATACAGGCGGACCTCAAAGCCGCCGGAACCACGTGGATCAACCTGGACGGAGAGGAGGACCCAGACCATGGCCACCAGCGAAAATGCACTGATTGAAGTCGAAAGCGGAGCCGGCACCCTTACCCCCTTCACCCCTCTTACCAATGCGGGGGATGACAAGGTCTTTTTCGGCGGCACGTTCTGGAGCGGCAAGAGCGGGTACAAACCCAAGATCCGGCCGAACGGCATTGTGAGCGGCCGGAACGTCGTCACTCCCCATGCGAGCAACGACACGGTCACGATTGCGGCCTTTACCGCATTCAGCATGGGCGTGCTTCAGACCGTGGCGGCCACATCGGCCTCGTTTACCCGCCCGACCACGGACGAGAGAGCATGCATCTACTCCGTGACCATGGATTCGGGGGGTTCGATCTCCACGGTCAAGGGCACCATTGGAGCGGACACGACATTTTCCGAGACCCGGGATGCAGCCGGAGGCCCGCCCCTGATTCCGGAGGACTCGGTGGAGCTGGCCCAGATCCGGATCCAATCCAACGCCTCGGCAGTGGTGGCGGCCTCGGAGATCTTCCAGACCATGGGGACGCACGCCGAGTATGCCGGCTTTCCAAACTTCGACGTGTACCACCTGGGCCATGGGGACCAGGCCCAAAGCTCGGCCGAGGAAAACGCCCATGTCAAGTTCCAGTCGGCCCTACCCCAGATCCATGATGGGCCCGCATGCAAGAAGGTCTATGCGGAGTACTACACGCCCTCCATGATCGAGATCTCGGCGGCCTCGGACTTCGTGCCGGCCGAGGAATCGCACAGCGTCACCAGCACCCCGGTCTATCGCAAAATTCTGACCTCCGCCTCCGGGAGCGTTGGGCAGTGCCAGTTCACCGCCTACCTGGGCGACGGCGTGACGGATGCGATCCTCCAGGAGGTGGGTGAGGTGATCACGGCCCGCATGCACCCGGACCAGTACGAGGACGCCTATACCCTGACCCAGGGCAAGCTGGGCGTGAGCCGCTCCTACCCGGTGGACGCCCAGAACAGTGCGGCCTGCACCCTGACCCCGGTCAAATCCGAGGAGGGAAAGACCGTCAACTTCTCCAACTAGGGGGGACCGTGAGGATCTTCATCACAGGATGCGCCCGGAGCGGCACCACGTTGCTCCGGCGCCTCTTTCACGCTTTCCGGGACACCCGGGTGGTGCCCTACGAGATCGACCTGGACGCCTTTGCGGCCATGGAGGCCCCAAAGGGCACGGTCCTGGTGGGCAAGCGCACGGTCGGCACGGTCTTTTCCAACTGCCTGGACGCGGACGAGGGAAAGCGGCAGATCATGCTCCTCCGCACCCGCTCCGACATCCGCGTGCTCAACATCTTCCGGGACGGACGCGACGTGGTGGAGAGCGAGTTCGCCTCTCCGCTTCGCTGGTACGAGAGCCTGCGCCAGATGATCCTGGCCGAGGAGAACGGGCTTCTGCCCACGCTCGGCACCCTCAAGTACGAGGACCTGGTGGGAGATCCGGACGGAACCCAGAAGGGTGTGGCCGCCTGGTACGAGCTGGAGATCGAGCACCTCTGGAGCGACTACCCGGCCTTTTTTCCGGGCGATGACCACGTGGGCCGGTACACGCCCAGGCCGATCGGGACCCACCGCGTAGGCAAAGACCCGACCAAGTACCGCCGGCTGGATCCCTGGCTGGCCCCGCGAATCGACTTGATGCTTCGGCATCTTGGATATCTCAAGGAGGCGGCATGAGGTTGCCACATTCAGTCAACGTTGATGCCTTGGGCGCAGTTCAGCAGATGACCATAAACGTCAGATGGAAGAGGCATCGACAACTCCGCATAAGAAGCTTGCTCGCAGGATTATTTTTTAGGGCGGGCATTTGCATTCTTGGGGCAAAGCCCGAGATCGAGGTGAGGCGATGAGCTTTGACTTGGAGAAATTTCGCAGCACGAAGTTCACCCTGCCCGTGAGCGACGTAGACGTGCCCGAGCTGAAGGCCTTTTTCGGCCCGGAGGAGAAACCCGTCTGGCGCGTGCGCATGCTCCGTGGCCGGGAGTGGGCCAAGGCCGAGGCAGCCAAGAACGGACGCCACCAGAGGGTGATCGAGGAGCTGGTCGCAGGCCTTCACCAGGGCGATGCCAAGGGCATTTCCAAGCGTTTCCTGGGGGCGATCGGCCTAGACTCCGGCGTGGATCCCGAGATGGTCCGGAACCGGTACATCTTCCTGGCCGGCTCGGTCAGACCCAAGCCGACCCTGAAGGACGTGAACACCATTTCAGAGTACTTCATCGTGCCGTTCGCCCGGGTGGTGCGGCGGATCATGGAGCTTTCCGGCCGCGGTCCGAACATCCAGGGGGAATTGAGCGCCTCTGGGCAAGCCCCCGAGTGCAGGGAGCCCTTGCACTCTGCTCCAGAGGCATCGGAGGGGGAGGCGGGCAGCGGTTCCTTTTCGAGGTGATCCCGGACGTCCTGCCGTACGATCATCTGACGCCCCTCGAGGAGGCCCTCTGGGGGCGTTACTTTCAGGAGCTGAAACAACATGTCAGCCGAAAAAACCGTTAACATCATCTTCAAAGGCGACGATCGCGTCTCCAAGGCGATCCAGGGCATCTCCACGTCCATGGGCAAGCTCGAGGGCATGGTCGAGAGCGTGGCCCAGCCCTTTGCCCGGATCGGCGAGGGTGTACTAGCCGCGGACGCCGCCCTGGCGGCCCTTGCCATCGGAGGGCTCACCTACGCCTATAAGAAATCCATGGACTTCGAGAGTGCCAGCGCGGAGCTGGCCAAGGTTCTGGACGACGAGATCGACAAGCTGGACGATGCCAAGAAGTACGCCCTGGAGCTTTCCAACGAGTACGGCCGCTCATCCACCTCCATCCTGGAGGCCACGGCGGGGTTCAAGCAGGCCGGGTTCAACGTGCAGGAGGCCATGGACCTGACCAAGCTTTCCCTGGACCTCGCCATTGTTGGGCAACTGGATGCGGTCCAGGCCTCCGAGCTTCTGATCGCATCGCTCAAAGGGTTCAAGGCCCCGGCATCCGAGGCCGAGCATTTGTTGGACGTTATGAACGTAACATCCAACAAGTATGCCACGGACCTGGAGCAGCTCGCTCTCGGCATGGCCGCGATCTCGCCCATTGCCGAGAAAATGGGCTTTTCGTTTGAGGAGACCGCCGGCCTGATCACCCCGGTGATCGAGGTGTTCCGTTCCGGCCCCGAGGCCGCCCGGGCGTTGCGTACCGGGCTCAATAAACTCATAGACGATGCCACTCCTGTTCAGGAGGCCCTCGAACGCCTGGGCGTCTCCCAGACCGACGTGAACGGCCAGCTCCGGAGCGGCAGGGATATCCTCGCGGATTTGTCCGAGGCGTTCAAGACGGCCTCCGAGGCGGACAAGCTGTTCCTCACCCAGCAACTTGTTGGCACTGAACAGAGCGTCAGGATGGTGGAGGTATTCGACGGGCTGAACAAGCGCCTGGGGATCACAGAGAATGCGCTGAAGGGGACCGGCTCCTCGGCCAAGGAAGTAGAGATTCAATTGGCCACTTCCAAGGTGGCCGTGGAACGCTTTGGTGTGGCCTTTGAGAATGCTGCCACGGCCATGGGCGACCGGTTCCGCGAGGCCGCTACCGAGAGCGTGGAGGGCGGCACGGAGATCCTGAACGTCCTTCAGGACCTGGCCTCGAGCGGCACATTCGATCCGCTCTTTGACGCCGTTGAGGGGTATGCCCGGGACCTCGGAGGCCTCCTCTCCCAGGTGGCCGCCGTGCTCCCCGAGGCCATGGAGGGCGTGAACTGGGACGATCTGGTGAAGGCCATCGATGACCTGGTGGGCGGGTTCCAGGACCTTTTCGACGGCATCGACCTCACTACGGCAGAGGGCCTGGGAAAGGCCATCCAGGCCGTGGTGGACACCCTGGAGAGCCTGATCCGGGTGACCAAGGGCATGCTGACCTACCTGGATCCGGTCTGGGACTCCATTCGGGAAGGCATCTCGCGGTTCAACTCCCTGGATGACGCGAGCAAGGAATCCGCAGGGGAGTTCCTGGGCGCGGCCGTGCTGGTGGCCAAGGCCGGCGCAAAGATCGGCTTGGCCCTGGCTGCCATCGAGAAGAGCGGCGCCAAGATCGAGAACGTCTTCAACGTCGTGATCGGCTCGGTCAAGACGATCTGGAACGCCTTCCAGGTCACGTTCGATCTCCTGGCAAAGGGTGTGGTGGGGGCCCTGGAGCTGATCGTGAGCGGGGCCGAGAAGATCACCCGCCTCCCGGGCATGAAGGCCTGGAACGAGAGCCTGAAGAACCTCGAAAAAGAGCTCGAGCTGACCGTAGAGGCCATAGACGAGCACCTGTTCGAGCAGGTCGATCAGACCCTGGGCGGAATGAGTCAGGCCTGGGACGGCATCACCGGCAAGGTGCGCGAGACCGGAAAAGCCGGCGAAGAGTCCATGAAGAAGATCGCCGAGGCCACCAACGTCACGGTCTCCGCTGTGGGCGCGGGCGCCGAGGAGATCAAGCAGCACCTCACCGGAAAGATGGCCGAGGCCGAGCAAGGCGTTTCAAGCGACCTGGCCGCCATTGCCCGGGAGATCGAGACGGCCATTCCTTCCGAGAAGTCCATGGCGCTCCAGATTTTCACGGACCCGGAGTCCAAGGAAAAAGCCAAAAAGGACGCTGAGGAAATCTCCAAGGCGATCGAGGATAGCGTGGAGCGGGACCTGGGCATCATCAAGGCCGAGACCGAGCGCTATGAGGCCCTGTTGGACTACCGCCTGGGCGTGATTCAGGAAGAAGGCAAAACCGCCCGGGCCGTGGCCAAGAGCGTGGCGGATTCCTTCAGCGCGGCCGAGAGCACGATAGGGGGGCTATTTGGTGAGTTTGCAAGCCTCGGCGAGGGAGAAAACGCCCGCTACACAGTAGCTAAATTCTATGAGATCCAGAACGCCATTCGCAAGCAACAGCAAATCGCCAAGCAGCTCGCAGACGCCCAGACCGATAACCTCGAGGCCCAGACCCGGCTCCTGGAGGCCCGGGCGGAACGGGTTGAGACGGGCGAGGCGGCCATCAAGGTGGAGGTGGAAGGCGTCTATCCTGAACTCGATATGATCCTGTGGGAGATCCTAAAGCGGGCCCAGGTTCGAGCAACCGAGGAGGGTTCCGCCTTTCTGCTCGGCTATTGATTCAACCTCAAAGCGGTCGAAAGCCATGATCACCCTTACCACGGCAGGCAGTCACCCAAACGCCCCGCTCCAGATCGACCCTGGACCCAACACGGACTTGGGCACTGTGACCGTGCGGGTCTCCCGTTCGGCCACCCTGGACGGGGGCGCATCGATCACGCACCTGGGTTGCAGCGCCGGCGACCGGACCATGCGAGTGGAGTGGCCGGAGATCACGGACGATGAGCGGGAGATCCTCCGGAGCTGGATCCGGACCCAGACGCGATTCGTCCTCACCTGCCGGGAAGGGGCCTTCCTGGGCTCCATTGAGAAAGCTCGAGTGGACAAGGACCCGGTGCGGTTCACGTTCTTGGTCGTATCTGCGGAAGTGGAGGCATAGCCATGGAATCGAATCTTCGAATCGGTAGCGTGTACGAGGTGGAGCACTGGGGCAAATGCAGATTCCGGAGCGAGGCCTACTACCTCCTGGAGGAAAGCGCGGATCCCAACGTGGTGCCGGATGCAGCCTTGAACAAGCTCCTGGACATCATGTTCCACGGAGAATCGGCCATCTCCCCCTGGTACATCCTCCTTTTCAATGACGATGTGACCCCCGGCGCCGGCGCGACGTATGCGACGCCGGGCTTTACAGAGAGCACCAACTACTCGGAGAGTACCCGCGCGGAGTTCAACGAGGCGGCGGCATCGGAGGAGAGCCTCTCCAACGGAGCGAACAAGGCCAGCTTTACCATGTCCGCCTCCGAGACCATCTACGGTGCGGCCCTGGTGAGCAACAGCACCAAGGGAGATACCACCACTGCCGGGGCCGTGCTTTTCGGGGCGGCCCGGTTCGGATCCCCCAAAGGCGTGGCCTCGGATGAGGTCCTCAAGGTCACCGTGACGATCTCCGCGAGCAGCACCTGATGGGCGCACTGGACGACGCATACGAGACCACGTTCGGCCCCCGCACGTTGGACGACTCCGCGATCACCGACCAGGAGGACGTGACCTGGCGGCTCGTCATCGGGGATGGCCTGCTGAGTGCCAGTGGAGGCATGGTCCGGCTTTCGTTTTCCAGGGACCATACGAGTGACTACGAGATCACCGAGTGCTGGATTGGGCACCAGGGATCCGGGGGCGATGAGAGCGATTTTGACGGAAATCAGGTCCAGGTGACCTTTGACGGAGGCAACACCTCCACCACCATCGAGGCGGACGGGCAGCAGTCGGACGACATCGCCTTTGATCTGGATGCCTCAAAGTACCTTGTGGTGAGCTGCTATATCGGGAACGCGACCGCCGGGGACGATATCCCCAATAAGAACCTTTCCGGCATCTCGTGCTGGAGGGTCTATGACCAGACCGCCGGAAACCGGGCCGGAAATGACACGCTGGCCACCCCAAAATCCGCCTGGCGGGCCCAGATCATTGTGAAAAAGATCGAGGTGGTCGAAGGCGTCGTGGCCCAGCTCGCCATGGACCTGGACTATGTCACGGACAACCCGGAGCGCGGCATGTCGGCCGCAGCCGGTATGTCCATCACCATCACCGCGGAGATCGAGAAGGAGGCCGGCATCGCCGGCACGGCCGGCCTTGGCTACAGCGTGGATGCCTACGTGGAGTCCTCGCGCTCCCTCGATCTGGGCGGAGCCATCGGGTTTGAGGCGGAGGCCCTGAACTGGAGCCAGTGGCTCCTGCAGAATCGTGACCTGGCCGTGCCCAGGTACTACCTCACGCTCACCGGCGATGCGGACGGCACCACGGACCTGGAGATCCCCATCCGATCGTTTAGCGGGCGGCTGCGGTCCGGAAATCCTACGTACCTCCAGGTGGTGATTCCGGAATTCGACACCTATGTGTCCGAGGTCGTGGCCAGAGAGCACGGGGATCTCAAGCTGGAGATGGCCTGGGAGATCCAGGGTGAGGAGAGCGTGCGCGAGACCCTCTGTATCGTGGATCTGGAGGCCATCCGTACCGATGAGGGAAGCAAGAACAAGAGCATCACCGTTTCCGGGCACCGGACCACCACGCCGCCGGCCAAGACCACGTTTCTCCAGGATGTGACCTACCGGTCCATGGACAAAGGGGCCCTTCACATCCGTTCCGCCATGCCGGACCTCTACCTTCAGCCCGGGGACACGGCCCGGTACGTGTCGGACAAGTTCGATGATTCCTTCACCGTGAAAATCATCACTTACATTGTGGCGGACTCGCGGCATCAGATGGACGTGCGGGAGTAGGCATGGGCAAAGGCACTATAAAGAGCGGAGGCGACGGCGGGCAGTATACGATTCGTCTCGACTGGAACGTGGATCGCCTGAGCGGCGAGCTTGCCCGGCTCATATCGCGCATTGCGGGCTACACCGCGTACATTGCCACGCTTCCGGAAGGCGATCGCAAGGCCGTGGCCATGCTCGAGAAGGCAAGCCTCGAGCGCCGGCAGGCCATGGTGCAGAGCTACCTGGCCGCCTTCCAGGCCGACGACCGCACCGCGTGGTGCGCGGATCTCACCGAGGACCTCACCGGCGAGGTGGGCACCATCGAGGTGCCGGGCGAGCCCGAGCTGGTGCTCATTCAGCCGGGATGGGAAGGCAACGCCTCCTACCAGTCCAATCGGGACGGGCAGCTGGAAGCCCCTGCAGCCGGCACGCCCGCGGGCACGTTCTTCAACCTGGCCCTGCTCCCCGCCTGGCAGAAGCACATGCCCACCTATCGGACCGGGACCATCACGGCCCTGGACGGCAACCTGGCCGATGTATCCCTGGACGCCGCCACCAGCTCGGCCCAAGGCCTGAACGTGAACCAGAGCCCCACCCTTTCCTCCGTTCCCATCTCGTACATGAGCTGCGATGAGATCGCCTTTTCCGAGGGCGACCAGGTGGTCGTGGAGTTCCAGAACCAGGACTGGAACGACCCGCTGATCATCGGTTTCAAGGATCACCCCAGGACCTGCACCACGTTCCTGCTGCTCCGCTGCGGAGGG